CTCCAAGTACGATGGCTACCTTCAACTCCTTACTTCCCTCAACGACTTCACAGATAACAGAACTGGTGAAAAATTTGGACCGGCTGACACCTGGGGAACAGATCGAGTGGTGGTCGTTGACGGTCTCACCGGACTTAATAATTTTGCGATGCAACTTGTCATCGGAGGAAGAGCGGAAAGAACTCAAACGGACTGGGGCGTTGCCCAATCATATGTTATGTCTCTCCTTCGAAAACTCACCGATGGTTGCCGATGCCATTTCGTACTTATCGCGCACGTTGAGAGGGAGACCGACTTGGTGTTGGGAGGGGTCAAGCTCACCGTCAGTACCCTCGGAAAAGCCATTGCCGGAACAATCCCCCCCTTATTCAGCGATGTAGTGCTGACGAAGAAGGATGTCGACAAGTTCTTTTGGTCAACCGCCGAGGCTAACGCCGATGTCAAGAACCGAAACTTGCCCTTGAAGGCGGGGCAGGCGCCCTCATTTGCTCCTCTCTACCAGAAGTGGTTGGAACGTAGCAAGGGCATGCAAAGTGTGGAGGTGGCAGATGAATAAGCAGAACTACTGCAAAAACGCTAACGACTCCATCAAGGAGGGGCCTTGCTCCTTTGGCGGGTACTGCTACTTCAACTGGTATCCGATGAATGCCCAGGCAACCGTTGAACTCGACGGGGAATTCAATCTCGAAGACCTTAAGCGGCTTGCCGACCTGTTGCAACACATTAAAGAGGAGTCACTGAAATGAACGCTGGTGAACTGCTGAAATGGCTCCAAGGGGCCATCGCTGCTGACGACTCGGTAGCTGATATGCCGGTTGTCTGTTACGTCGAAGAGGCTGACGGCCCCTGCGCCATCTACATCGGCACCCCTATGGTTTTCAAAGACGAGGTGCGACTGTGAGCAACACTGGACGCCTGCGGGCACTCGACGACATCCTGAAGGAGCGGAACAATCAGGATGCGCAGTGGGGCGGCCCCGCCCACGACGATACGCACTATTCAGAGGACTGGTGGGCATACATCGGCTACCAATACAGGCGGTTCAACGACAATCCTGCCGAGACGCGGGACCGTTTCGTCAAGACGGCGGCTCTGGCCCTCGCCGCAATCGAATCACTGGATCGCAAGGGGGTAGCATGAGCCCCCGTGAAGCCCTGGAACTGCTCCTTCGCCGCATCGATTACAACGCCGGTCACTGCGGCCCCATGATGGCCATCTCCGACCTCGTCCCGCACTATATGCTTCGGCTTGCGAACGAATCTTTGGAGGAACCTGCGGAACTTATCGACGACGACCTTGTCGAACCTACTGAGCAAGCTAACCTAGACGATGGACAGGAGCAAGAAAATGAAACTGACTAAGCTGGAAATCCGCCGCAAGGAGTCGTATGAGTCGGGCTCCGAACTTCAGGGCCTCGTGGAACTCACCGGCCCCACCGGCAAGCAGGCCATCGTCCTTTCCCCAGGCTCGATCAACCGCATCATCTCGGTGATCGGTGCGGAAATCTCGAAGTCCGCGAAGGACAACGCTCGCCTCGTCGAGGGCGCGGTCCAAGAAGCTGTCGACCAGTGCCTCTTGCAAGCGCAAGACGGCTTCATCGCCATCGAGGGGTAAAATGAAAACGTTCCTGTCCTTAACCGCAATTGCTCTGGCGTCCATAGCGGCCCCGGCAATAGCTGCGCCAGTACAATTCGAGTTGGGGATAGGAACGTCCACCTTTGGAACCCTAGCCGATGGCATCTGGTATCAGCAAGGCCTGCCCCACACGTTGCGCCTCACCGTCCCGGCCATCACTGCCGGTCTCACTGGCGCCATCCCTGTGTCGAATCATTGGACTGCCGACTGGCACGCCGATTACGTCTTCCTGGGCGCAGTCCATTCGGATGCGATGGCGGTGCCTGACGCTAACTACAGCGTCAAGTCGGGCTCGTGCATTAGCAATTGTGGTGCTGGGAACCAATCGCGCTTCGTCGGCAATGGCAATTCGCAAGGGCTCGCCCTCACCATCGGCCCCACCCTCCACTACGGCGACTGGCATCTTGGCGCCGAAGCCGGGGCCTTCATCTTTCGCTCTACGTGGCGCCAGACCGTTTACCCCTCTGGAGGAGGCGCCGCCGTCCACGACAACTACTCCCCACGCCTACAGGTTAAGCCCGTGGTCGGCGTTTCGGTTGGACTAGGCAACATGTCCTTCAGCGTGCGCTATTTCGCCGACCGCTCTGCATGGGACCCGGCGCCCGTAATCTGGAAGGGCACAGTCTTAGTCTCCACAACCTACAGGTGGTAACATGCGTTCCCGGTTCCACATCCACATTTGGATCGGTAACGATCCCGCCATCATAAAGGGCACCTATGAAGTCGACACTCGCCAGCCGTTCGACCTCCTCATCACCGCCATCTCTTTCGAGAGTGGCCCTGTAGACATCACCACCTTCCCCTACACCGACAAGGTGCAGTGGCAACGCCTCTGGCGTGAGGTGGCAATCAAGTTAGGGCGCCGCGAGGAAACAACCAATCGGCGCTCTCGCTACGGCCAACCGGCCATCATCGGGGCTCCAGCCCCTAACGCAACGGAGTAATACTATGGGCATTTTTGATCCGGACTCTTTCCTCAACGACGAACAAGAGGAACTGTCCACCGAGCGTGTCGTAATCCCGGCAGGTATCCATGCCGCCTTCATCGAAGCACTCGACATCAAGGACGGGACCTCCCAATCCGGCGTCGAATGGGCCAAGCTGAACGTGAAGTTCAACATCACGGAACCGGCTGTCCTGGCTGAGATGGAACGCGACAAGGTCGTCCTCACGGAAGGCTACATGCTCGACATCGACGAGGCCACCGGTCGTCTCGCCACCGGCAAGGGCAAGAACTACCAACTCGGTCAACTTCGCGCTGCCTGCGAAAAGCCGAAGGGTCCCCTGTCGGAATTGGTGGGCTGTCAAGTCCTCATCGAAGTGAAGCACCGCATCTATGAAGGTGCGCCGCAAGCTGCTGTGAAGTCGGTAACGCGGGCGTAATGCCCGTGAGGGGCCAGCTGGTCCACTGCGGACTCTGACAGCACCCGGAGGTGTGTGCCCCGAAACCTCCCCCCAATACCATGTCCTTACCCTAGCGGGTGACGACGCCCAGCGGGTGGTGGCGTGTAACCCCCGCAGACGCCCTGTTTCGTGCTCCCTTCGGCAGTCGCACCTCCCCGAAGACCTCACGGCCTACTCAAGGTACAGCGAAGCGTTGACGTGAATGGAAAGGGAACGCCCACAAAATCCCTTCCACCCTATTCCCCAAGGAGCATAAAAATGGATGCCATAGCTGGCTTGACCCACCACACTAAGGAGGTAGTAGAGCACGTCTCAACGCTCTCCCCCTTCAGCCAGTGGCTACCGCCGCAAGACCCACGCGGCCTCAACATTCGGGTTGTCAATGCCAACCCCAACGACACCTACACCGTGGTGGTGATCCGCCACATCAACACTGTGAGCTTGCCATGACCGACCACACCAGCGCCGAGCAAGACAAAGAACGGGAGAAGGTGCAAAACGCGGCTCGTCTTTTAGAAGACCTGGGAGAGGTAGATTCGGCCTACGCCGTCCGTCTGATGTTAGCCAACATCTGCGCTAACGAGTTCGCCGCCCCCACGCCGAGCACGCCCGGTCCGGTGGCGATCTATCAGACCAAGCATGTAGGTGCGTCTACGTGGATCGACGGAAGTGAGCACACATACACTCTTCGCCTGGCCTATCCGCAAGATTGGGACACGCGTATCGTCTACAGCGCCTCGTCCGCGCGGAGGCGGTATGAACATTGGCTACGCAGATCCGCCGTACATCGGTTGCGCCCTCACGAGGCTGCCACCCCACCCCCGCAGCCAAAGGTCGGAGACATGCTGACGAGAGCGCAGTGGTACGACATAGCCTCAAAGTACGCACTGAGAGATTGGACAAACGACTACGTGACCTTGATAAAGGCTGTGTGTGCCGATTTTGCGGCGCTCGCATCCTCCCCCACGCAGCCAGGAATAGCCTGCGGTCACGGCAATGTCGTCTGCTCTTACCCTTGCATAGGCAAAGCCCGAGGACATTGCAAATGACCGCCTGCCCCCCCAACCTCCGCAAGGTTCCGCGCTCGTGGAAGAAGACCTCCACCGGCTCGACCCCAATGGGCGACCGCCTGAAGAAGGAGCGCATGCGTATGGGCTACACCGTCAAAGGCTTCGCCTCGGTAGTGGGCTGTACCGACTGCGCTGTGACTGGCATGGAGAACCGGGGTGTGATCTGCAACCTCTCCACCATCGTCGCTATGGCGCAAGTCCTCAACTGCTCCCTCGACTGGCTCGTCCTGGGGGAAGAATAATGTTCTGCTGGTTTGGTCACAAGTATCAGCCCTTGCCTCAACTATGGGACGGCGAAGCCGGTTTAGAAGTCCACACCGACTTGGAACAGTGCCAACGTTGTGGCAACTGCCGCCCCTTGCCGGGGGCCTACGCATGGCTGGCGGATGTCTACTTATCTGACCAAGGTAGTCGAGGGTTTGGATCCGGAGGAAGCGTGTTGAATAATGAACGAGAATTGAAGCTGCTCATTGCAGAGACGGTCGAAGCGCTTCGCGACCTGAAGAGACAGCAAGAGCTTTGGTGCCGGGGCGATGGACTCGACACAACCCGCGTGTTGTCAGCGCTTGAAAAATGGGAGTCTTCGGATGCCTGAATACCACGGTTCCGTCCTACTTCTGCCGGGAGATGGGGAATGAAAAACATCGTCCTCTTCGACCTTGACGGCACCATCGCCAACATCGACCACCGCCTTCACTACCTCTCTCGGGAGAACATAGATTGGACCGGGTCCGAATCCCAGTGCGAGTACGACCTACCCATTCCCGCGACAGTAGCGATGCTGCGCGCCCTGTCCCAGAGCGGAAAACAAATTTGGTTGTGGACAGGAAGAACAGTTGGTGTCGAAGCCATGACCAAAATCTGGCTGGAACGCCACTCAATCCCGTACCACCAACTCCTGATGCGCCCCGAGGGAACTTTCCTGAGCGCCGCCAGTCTGAAGAAGAGGTGGCTCAACGACTCCCCCGTTCCCAAAGAACGAGTTATCTGCGCATTCGAAGACGAGCCCCGAATCGTAGAGATGCTGACCGGTGAGGGCCTAACCGTCTTCCACGTCCGCCGACCTGAACCGGAGTTCGAATGAGGAGAAGTCCTATGTCACGCTGGACTTGTATTTGCCAAGACTGCGGAGAAGAGATTGAGCCAGAGTTGGAGGAGAACGAACGCCTCAATGAACACGGCACCGAGATAACTTATTGGGTTCCCGTCTGCCCGGAGTGCGGATGGCAACTCGACGAGGACCAGTCGATGGATTGGTTTGCGCAACAACGCAAGGAGGGAAATTAGATGTTCGAAGATTTATATGAAGGGCAACCGCCCTCACGCCACCTCGACGTGAAGTGGCACGGCGATGACAAGTGGAACTTGTTCGACTGCGAGGGGCATCCAATGGTGCTTCTCTTCACAGGTAACTCCGTCGAAGAGTGCGACTCCTGGCTCATCACCAACAGACCTGATGTTGACTTCGTCTACATCGAGAAGGGGCAATCATGATCGTCTGCTACAAGTACCCGGCGCCTGAGTTCCGCACCGCCCCCGAGGAGCCCAAGCCCAAGCACCGTGCTGGCCTCGACCCCGAGGAAGTAGATTGGGAAGCGCACAAAGCATTTATGAGAGGAGAAGGGTGATGCCATGCTCTGACAACGGGCAAGATGAGCACGAGAACAAGTTGATGTACGGTCTCGATATTTCCAGTGCCGACCTAGCAGCAGCAGTGGCTTGCGAAGTCTTACACAAAGCTGCCGAGGCTGGCCTCATCCCCCAGTGTAGTAAGACCGTTCAACTCTGGTGGAAGAACCACCAAGCCCGCGACGAGGAACGCCGCAAGACGGGATGGCCCCTTAAACACAGGAACTTACCATGATCTTTTACAAACACGAATGTGTAGATAACGACCTGTCTAGGGCAGGCGTCTATACAGCCTTCATCACCTACGATGCCCGGACCCATGAGACGGCCTTCTTCAATGTCGTCTCTCGTGGAGAGTCCCCCGAAGACGGCGACATAGTTCCCTTCACCAAGCACCAGGTGGCCGTAGTCGAACGCCGCTACCTCGACTGGTGCGCTGCTCACCCCGACAAGGCTGTCGCCGCAGTAGGCGGGGCCGTGGTCCACTTCAACCGCGAAGCATACGAAGACTTCATGAGGTCGCTATGACTCAATGGGCAACGAATCCCTATACCCCCTACGGGGCGCAGATGGCTTCCCCCCACAACATCCAAGTGGGGGATCGCTTCCATTACGACGACACCTCCATCAATCCCAACACCGCCGACATCTTCGAGGGGGAGGTGATATCGGTGATGAGTGCGGATGTCTTCCGTGCCAAGATCACTTCGCGGCAGGCGCAGAGTTTCTATGGAGGAACCGAGGTCTCACTGTCCTCGGCCAGCCGCTACATCACGTGGTACGCCAGTCTACTGGCGCCGCCTCTGCAAACGTCTCGGGAACTGCCCAACGGCTTCGACTACGACGCCCACAAAGACTTTATGAGGAACCTCTGATGTCGTTTCGCCCTGAAGGTCCACTTGATGCCCGGATCATGGTCATCTCGGATGCCCCAGATTTCGACAGGAAGGGGGTGCCACGCCCTTTTGGGCAGAACCCTGGGGAGTTGCTAGGGCGCATGCTTGCGGAGGCCGGGATAGCCGTTTCCTCGTGCTTCGTGACGAGCGCCGTGCGTGAACGTCCGCCGGGGAATAAGATCGAGTTGTGGGCGCCCCCCACAAAAAAGGGGCAGACCGAGTTGGCTGGCTCCGAAAACGGCGTCGAGTGCCAAGGCCGCATCGTTCACCGCTACATCAAGGAAGGCTATGAAAAGCTCCAAGAGGAAATCGCCCTCGTTCAACCCCGGCTCATTATTGCGCTGGGTAATACTGCTCTTTGGGCTCTTACTGGCCTCGTTTCTGTTTCTAAGTGGCGTGGAAGCACTCTTACTGTGCCTTCCCTTCCAGGGGTAACAATTGTTCCTACTCTGCACCCTGCCTCTGTCCTACGCCAGTGGTCTACACGCCCCATCGTCGTGCAAGACTTGCGGAGGGCCGCACAAGCCGCAACTATCCCTCCTGTTAAGCCCGCATGGAGGTTTGCTATACGACCTTCATTGCAGCAGGTGCGAGAAACGATGGCGAATCTGGAAGCCACGCTTGATGCAGCTACCGCCCCCCTCGTCCTCTCGACCGACATAGAAACTCGCGCCCAGCACATCACTTGCTTGGGCATTGCCTGGAGCAAGCTCGATGCCATTTGCATCCCATTCCTCTCTGTCGACCGTCCAGACGGCTATTGGTCACAGGACGATGAGGCTGAGATTGTCTACCTTCTCTATCGGGTTCTCACGCACCGTAACGCATTGGTCATCGGACAAAACTTCATCTACGACACTCAGTATATTCTGCGGCATTGGGGATTCGTACCACGCTTTGGGCGTGACACTATGGTCGCCTTCCACGTTTGCTTTCCGGGAATGCCGAAGTCCCTCGACCATATCGCGTCGATGACTAACGAGTGGTACGTGTATTGGAAGGATGATGGCAAGGAATGGGACAAAGGAGCAGACCAAGATGAAGATCGTTATTGGACGTACAACTGTGAGGACTGCGTTCGGACTTATGAGGCCGATGAAGTTCTTCAGACCGTTGTGGATAAGATGGGACTGCGTGGACCACACGACTTTCAGCAGAAGCTATTCTATCCAGTGCTGCGTACTATGGTTCGGGGTGTACGCATCGATAAGGCACGACAGACTGCAATGCGAGCGAGGCTGAACCACCATGCGAAGGAATGTATCCAGGCTATCGAGCAGATGGTGGGGTGGCCGCTCAACCCTAAGTCGCCCAAGCAAATGCAGAAGTTCTTCTACGAAGAGCTTGGCTTACCGGTCCAGAAGAAACGCGGTTCTATCGGTCCATCGTGTGACGACGCAGCGCTTGATACGTTCCGCGCAAAAGTTCCATACCTCCGACCGCTGGTTGATGCTATCAAAGAGTTTCGCTCTTGTGAAACCGTCGCAGCGAACGCGTTGAAGGCAGGAGCAATAGGCCATGATGGAAGAGTCCACTGCTCCTACAACATAACTGGAACAACTACGTTCCGTTTCTCGTCCTCTACGGACGCCTTTGGTAGCGGGTATAACCTGCAAAACATTACTGCTGGAGATGAATGATGTCAGTACGTGACGGTGTCAACAAGTTTGTGTCGGTGTGCTTTAAGGCTTCCTACAATGCTGGATGGTGGACGGACTTGAAGACGGGCGAGAACCTCTGCGCCCCGGAGAACCTCAAGAAGTATCGCATCGTGCAGGAGAAGCTGTGCCTCATCCACTCGGAGGTTAGCGAGGGGCTCGAAGGTTATCGCAAGAACCTGATGGACGACAAGCTCCCGCACCGGACGATGCTGGAAGTGGAACTGGCTGATGCCATGATTCGCATTGGCGACTTGGCCGGTGCCCTCGACCTCGACTTAGGTGGCGCCATCGAAGAGAAGCTGGCCTTCAACGCAGTCCGCCCCGACCACAAGGTCGAGAACCGTGCTGCTGAAGGCGGCAAAGCTTTCTAAGGAGACCGCCATGCCGAAAGCCTCAACCCGGACCTCGGCTGGCGCGTACTTCTCGCGCTGGCTGAAGAAGTTCCGACTTGACTACAACTACACCGTATCGGGGCTCACCGATGTCACCGGCATAGCGGAGCGGTCCCTGCACGCCTACGAGGGCAATGAATTCGACCCCACCCTTAAGCACCTTATTGTGCTTAGCGTCTTCAGTGGGGTTTCGATTCCTGATATGGTAGGGGTCCGAATCACCGGCCTACCCCCCAAGATGGGAGGTGTGCGCTACAACTACCGCACCGGGGACTGGACCGCCAAGTTCGTAAGCGGCACCAAGGGGGGCAACGCTTACCTGGGCCACTTCACCACTGAGCAGCAAGCCCTAGACGCCATTCAAAAGCAACGGAGAATTCACAGTGGCAATCCCAAACTGCCGAGAGATGTTCATACCGGACAATGGACGGGAGATGTTCGACCTGGACTTGGACTCAGCGGACCTGAGAATAGTGACGTGGGAGTCGAACTGCCGGGGGATGAAAGACCTGTTCGCGGCAGGAGTAAAGCCTTACGTAGCCGTCGCGCAGGAGTATTACCACGACCCGTCGATCACGAAGTCCCACCCGGCCTACCAAGTCTTCAAGAAGCTGTGCCACGGGACCAACTACATGGGGAAGCCCCCTACGATAGCCGGACAGTGTGGCCTTTTGGTCAACGATGTGACACGGATTCAGAAGTGGTACTTCGAGAAGTTCCCGGAAATTAAGCAGTGGCAAGAGCGCCTCACTAAGAAAGCGGAGCGCACTGCCACGATGGAGAATGCTTTCGGCTATCGGCGCAGGTGGTTCGACCGGGTCGAGGGCAACATCATCAACGAAATGGTGGCATGGATTCCCCAATCCACCGTAGCCATCATCATCAACCACGCCTACACAAACATCGATGCGAACCTACCTGATGTGGATATATTGCTTCAAGTACACGACTCTCTTACTGGGCAGTTTCCGCTGGAAGATCGTGAGAAGCATATCGCGGATATCACCCGCGAAAGTACCATTGTCGTTCCTTACCCTGATCCTCTTATCGTCCCTGTT